TTTCCAGTTCTCGTCTTTTGAAGCGCCCCACAGCTCGTCCACCTGGCTTTCGATACTCATAATGGATGCGGTTGCCGCCTTCCCAATAGATTCGATTCTGGAATTGAAATCCGGCGCGCCGTACTCTCCAAAGCTTACGGTAGGATTATAAGCTTTCGCCGGAAGATTATGCATGTTGTCATAGGTCATGAGTATTGCGGACACCAACTGGGGAAGCACCTTTTCCAAAGTATCCGTAATAATATTTCTCGTATAGCCGGTTACATCCTTTTTTTCTCTCTGCGCCTCTCCAGACGCGGTTTTGCTTACGTCAATACCGAGAGTGGCGGGAGAAATAATCCCTTGCAGGCACATATCAAGCATTGCCGTATAGGTAGACAAGTAGGCTTCATACCTAATCTCCGGCTGAATGGTTTCGATCTTGTCGTTAGACTGAGAGCCATCGTCTCCTTCTACAGCTACAAAGTTCGTACCAAACGAGTTTACCGCTCCAAGATCACCGTTAATTGGATTTCTTGGGATCATGGTCTCTGGTATGTATTTCTGCACTCTGCCAGCCCGGACAGCGTCAATCCATTGGCTGATCGTCTCATCGAAAGCATCAAACACTCCCGTTTTTCCATCGTAAATGGATTTTCCGCGCCCCGGGAACCGTGGGTTTTTATAAATCACTAAAGGAACGGCCAAAAGATAATCCCCTGAAACCACCGTGGTCTTCAAATCCGCCAATTCCTTTACTGTTGACAAAGGGATTTCTTTGCCCTTTTCAAATAAGGCGTAAGATACGCAAGCGCATTTTTCGCCGTCCTGATCCTTGGTTTTTGCGTATCGCTCTCTAAGCCGGTATTCGTTTTTTCCCGAATTAATCTTAGTCCAAAAGTCAACGCCGTACACATAACCGTGTTTTGTTAAAAAATCCACCCGGTCCGCGGGATAAAACTCCACAATCGGATAAGGCGATACATCGGTATCAACTGAAATTTTAAACGCGCCGTCGTCTGAGCTTAGCGCGTCTCTTACCGCCTGCCCGACTAAATCATCAAAGCCGATTTTTTCGGATATTTCATTCCATTTATTTTTG